CAAGTCTGCCGAGGCTCGCGCCATGATCGAAGCCGCGCGCAACCTTTGGAGCAGCGCAGAGGTGGCGGCATGAGCCGCCTCTCTCTCTGGCCGCAAGCCATCATCTTTTTTTTGTTGTGCCTCGTCGCCTGTGCTGTAGAGCCATGCGACGGGCATTCGTGTGATGTAGAAGTAACCACTGTCAAGGAGTAAGAGTAATGAGCATTTTTGTTAGCGCAACATCTGGCGGCAACTATCCCGAGCGCAAGCCACTGGAAGCCGGAGCTTACGCCGCCATATGCGATATGGTCGTTGATCTCGGCGTGCAGCCCTCCCCAGGCGGGCAGTTCGCACCAAAGCGTACTCTGCTGCTGCGGTTTCAGATTCCGTCCGAGCGCGTCGAGATTACAAAGGACGGCGAGACCCGCAGCCTTCCCGCGGTCATCAGCCGCACGGTTGGCCTGTCTCTGAACGAGAAAGCCACGCTGCGTCAGTTGCTGCAATCGTGGCGGGGTCGTGCGTTCACGCCGGAAGAGTTGAAGAAGTTCGATCTCACGGCGGTGCTTGGCAAGCCCGCTTTTATCAACGTGACCCACAGCACGAAGGGCGATAAGACCTACGCCAATTTAACTAGCATCATGCCCCTACCCAAAGGCATGGCCGCACCGACGCTAGAGGGTGAGGCGTTGTGGTATAGCACCGACGCGCCAAACCCGGACGTATTCGACAAGTTGCCCACATGGGTGCAGGACAAGATCGCCGGGCGCATCATCGACAAGCCCAAAGCCGCAGCACCCGCTCCGGCTGCTCCGGCTGCGTTCGTTGACGATGAGGTGGCCTTCTAATGGCTACCGCTCGCTACGGTTACAAACTGGCGGACGGCACGAAAGTGCCGTCTGTCACTACCATTCTAAAGATCAAAGACCCAGGCGCGCTGATTAACTGGGCCTACAAGACCGGCCGCGCACACGGAAACTTGGAAGGCAGGGGCCAATTCGCTCCGGCCAACTTGTACGACGGAAACGACGCGCTCCAAATCGGTACGTGCGTGCACGAAATGTGCGAGGCATTCGTCAAGGGTAACGATCCGACCGCGCACCTTGACGCCGTGATCGAGAAAGCCGAGACGCTGGATAAGGCGGCATTTCGCGCCCAAGTCGTCAGCGCTTACTCGGCTTTCGAGTTTTGGTGCAAGGGCACGCAGTTAGAAATACTCGAATGCGAGGTTCCGGTACTGTCAGAGACGCACCGTTATGGCGGGACGTTGGACTTCATCGGGAGGCTGAATGGACGCTTGGTGCTCGGCGACTTCAAGACCAGCGGCGGAGTGTATCCCGAGTATCTGATTCAACTAGTCGCCTACGCCAAAGCCTACGAGGAGTGCAAGGGCTTAAAGATCGACGGCGGATACCATCTGCTGCGCTTCAGTAAGGAGAATGGCGACTTCGGCCATCACTTCTACCCATCGCTCGATGACGATGCCTGGCCTGCATTCCTGCATCTGCGGGCACTGCACGACTTGAACGAGAAACTTAAAAAGAGGGCTGCGTAATGGGCGAGCCAATGTACACCGACGACGACGAAATGTTCCAAGACCTAATTCACGACCCCGTAGATTCGCCACGTCACTACCAACTACGAATCGGCGGGGTTGACGCGGAAATGATTGACGTGATCCGCTCGATCCTCGGGCAGCGCGGCACGCTGGCTTACTGCCACGGATCGGCGCTCAAGTATCTAGGCCGCGCTGGCAAGAAAGACGGCGCACCAACGGCGCAGGACTTCCGCAAGGCTGCGTGGTTTGCGACCTATGCCGCGCAAATTGCGGAGGATTTGGAGGGCGAGGCAAATGATTAACCAATCCTCGCATGAAGCCTTGCACGCCATTGCCGATCTACTCGGCACTAGGCCAACCCCTGCAATGGTGGTGGCTGCGCTTGAGGCTGCGTATTCGCTTGGCCGATGCGACCAGGCGCTTGAGTCCACAAAGGTGGTGCAGCATGAACTGGCTTCTTGACATCATCCGCAGGGTGCGTCGCTCACGCCGTGAGGATTGGCGGCACGTACCGCCGCCCAACTGGGCCTGCTCACGAAAACGCGCGGGGGGGCTTTACTGGTGAAGGTAGAAATCTGTCCAGAGAGCGCGGCCGAAATCACTAGAGCCGAGTTGCGGTTTACGCTGCAACTGTTCAAGAGGGACTTGCGCCAGCGGAAGGCGGGCAAAGGATCACCCGTCTTCACGCACGATAAGGCGGAAGATATCGAGCAGATCAAGCAGCACATCAAGGCTGTTGAAATGCTCTTGCGATACTACGGCGGGTAAGCGTTAAAAACCTACAGGAGAAAAAAGCGTGCAGATCGACAGAGAAAGCCCGCCGGGCGCGTGGCAAAGAGACTGGGACTCAAGAAGCCATACTGAAACGGAATATCGCCAGGAGATACGAGAGATGCGCGAGCGCATCAAGTGGTATGTGAAGCGCATTGACGAACTAGAATCGGAGGTTCGCGAACTGCGATCCAACGATGCGCGATGGGTGCAAGAGCCATGAGAATTCGAGTTACACAACTGACAGTCGTTGCAGACGACAAGCCGATCTTTGATGAGTCCGCCACGCAAGTGGAGATCACGGACGAGGGAGGCGGTGAGTTCGTGCTGGTAAAGCAGACTGGAGGTGGGCAGGCAGAAATCAAAATCGATATCTATGAATGGGACAGGGTGCGCGAAGCGATTGACCAGATGATTAGGGAGTGCAAGCCATGAGCCTCGACGACATAACACGGCCCGTAAACGGGCTAACTATCAAACAGACGGAATACGACTGCCCGGTACACGGCACCATCGTCGGCACTGTCCTCGTCAGCACGGACGGATGGTCGAAGACGTTTTGTATGAAGTGCTGCATCGACAAGATCATTGATATCGGCGTGTGCGAAGTTGTGGAGAAAAAGGTATGACAAAACACGACTGCAAACTGGACTCGCCTTCAGAGGGCTATGGCGCTGCTATTGACGACTGCTACGAAAAAAATGACGGTACATTCTGGGCAGGAAATGGTGCATACGGAAGCCAAGTCAATTACTGCCCAGTATGCGGCGCGAAAGCCCCGAAACAGATAGAGGAGGACAAGCCATGACCGACCGCGAACTACTTGAACTCGCTGCGAAGGCGGCGGGGTATGGCGAGGTCTGGACTTTAGATAGCAATCCGGACACCTTTTACATCGGCCCACGCTACACGGGCGGCGCACCAAAGTACCGTGTATGGAACCCCCTCACAGACGACGGCGATGCGCTGCGGTTGGCGGTGAATTTGCGGATTGATTCTAATTTTCACGCGGCGAGCGTTTACTGCAGCAAGGGATCTAGTGTGTCATCTCCAAACGTGGTTGTAGGAGAGTTTTACGACACCGACCCATACGCCGCCACCCGCCGAGCCATTGTGCGAGCCGCAGCGGAGATTGGGAGGAGCATGAAATGACCCGCGACGACATCATCAAGCAAATGGGATGGCCATCAAATGCAAACGCCGCTATTTCAGACCTTGTGGATCGCGTGGAGGCGGTTGTACGCAAGGCAGAGAAAGCCGAGCGTGAGGCGTGTGCGAAGGCGTGTGAGGATTACAGCGCAGACCGATGGGCTGCATATAAGGGGCAACCGCCTTATGAGCCGATGAACTCTTATCGCGGCAATCCCCATGCACAGGGCCAATCAAGCGGGGCAGAAGATTGCGCCGACGCCATCCGTGCAAGGGGAGAGAGCAAATGACCCGCGACGAACTGACACAATTGGCCCGAGAAGTTGGTGCAGAGTTAAGCGCCTACATCAATTATCACTATGATGAAGTAGTGGTTGTTTTTTTACAAAGACCAACTAGAACGCTTCGCCGCCCTCATTGCCGAGCATGAGCGGGAGAAGTTACGCCAGAGATTGGAGCAATGTGAGGCGTTGGCGCGAGCCGTGATGACTGACCAGATAAGTTGCGATTGCAAAAGGGGGCAGAACAAATGATGTGCGAGCATTGTGGATATCGGAAAGCGAAGCGCGGGTACATCATTTGCAAGAAGTGCTTTAGAGACTTTTTTCCAGACGCCCGTGCGAGGGGAGAAAGCAAATGACTGACCTCGACTTTAAGAAAATGATTGAAGCGGCGCTCAAGGTAAGCCCAATTTACGGGTGGCAATATGGGGTGTACGAATCCGAACTGCGTCATTTGGTTGAACAAGCGATGCAGGCAGAGCGTGAGGCTGCTGAAGAACGTGTAACCGATTTGTTTGCAGACATGGAAACTCCGTATCTGCCGGACATTATTGCCGCCATCCGTGCGAGGGGCGAGTGAACCTCTGGTGCGAGCGCCCGATGACGCCCTGGCACGTTAAGGCCAGCCCGGTGCATGGCCTCGGCGTATTCGCGCGCAAGTTCATTCCGCAGGGCGCGGTGTGGTGGCAAGGAAAGCGCGAGGAAGTCATCGAGATCACGCGCCGACAGTACCAGGTGCTACTCGACTCACGCCCGAGCAGGATGCTAGCCGACATCCACGATCACGCCTATTATGACGCCGCGTCCGATCGCCTGCTCTACATCTGCAACAACGGCCGGTACATCAATCACTCAAGCACGCCGAATGTAGCCATAAGCGGCGACTGCTTGACCTCAATCGCGCTGCGCGATATAGACCGTGGCGAGGAACTATTCGAGGACTACCGGACGTATGACCGGTGCCCGTGGGCGCGCCTGTGGGGCGACTTTGGGAAAGAGTTGGGAGTATGGGTAGCATGAAAGACGAATGGGATTTAGAGGCCGAGCGTATGCCGTGGCGCTTCAATCCGCCGAAGCCAGATTTACGCGCGGCGCTCTTGCAGTTGCGGTCGTTGGGATTTAACGCCGAGGCTGACTTGATCGCGAGCGAGGTGCTAGGCGTGCAGAAAGCAAGGGCCAAAGAGGCGGAGGCTTACATTCTGTTGTCGGCTGCGTGGCCTGCGTTGGTGCGTGCTGGGCGCACGGAATTGGCCGACCAGATTTCGCAGTTCCTCACCGACTAGCGCCGGACGTGGTAAGGGCTGGCCTTTTTGAAGTGGTCAGTCTTGCATTGCACGGCCTGCTCGATTGGCCGACTGACTGCCGGGTGCGAGCAGTGAAACTTAGAGTTTCGATATACGAAGAAGGCGCAATTCTGGCAGAGTTCCGGTTCAGCCCACGACAACTCTGTTATCAGTTCACGATCTAGCACGCGCATGGCTACACCGGAGCGCCTCGAAACCACGCCCTTCCTGCATCAACCGCGACGATCTCCGGCTCTAGCAGTCGCCCTTCGCGATACGTCAGCACCACGAAACCGGACGCCCAGTTCAATGGCCCTGCTTCTACATAGGTGAACTGCGGGCCTTTCGGCTCGGCCATCGTTCCGCAGTCCACGCCGAAGCGTCGGCCGCGATAGTCAGCCCACGGGGTGTACTGCAACTTATGAAGGTGTCCGTGGACGTAGTGCGTGCCCGCGCGCAGCGCCGAATTATAGGCCGCGTGGATACCACCGCCGACGGGCCGATGTCTAATCACCGTCCACGCATACTGCTCGGCATTCAGATGCACGGCCCATCCCGCGCGCCAGCGGGGCAGATAGTCGATCAGCGTTGAGCCTGGCATCTCCTCAAGTTCGGGCGCGTTGCTTGATAGGTAGTTCTCGAATCTTGAGTCGTGGTTTCCCGTGGTCCGTAATAATTTTGCACTGCCCGCCGCGCGTTCAATCTCCGCGCACCGATCCTGCACCGCGTGCAGTTCGTCCTTCAATTCGGGTTGCTTTTCCCACATGATGCGCGAGTGCCGACTGATCCGCGCGCCGTCCAGAATGTCACCATTGAGGATCACGATATCTGGCTTTAGCGCCTTCGCCAGTTTGCAGAATCCTTCATGTGCTGGCGTAACCACGCCCGGCCAGTAGTGGCAATCGCTCGCAATCATCACCACGCCGTCGTGCAGTTCAAGGTGCATTTCGGACTCGTAACGCCGCGCGCGAGTCTCTGCGAGT